ATAGAAGATACTTGTTCATTTTTAATTTTAAATTCAAAGTAGCCTTGCGCCTTACGTTTTGCGGCTTTGTGTCTGTTTGCCCATTGCACAAGGCTTCAATTTAACGACAAACTTAATGGGGCAAATAGCACAAAACCGCTGTTATAGGCAGTAGGGATTTTTAGCAGAATGTTTAATCGAAGCACTAAAGAAAAAAAAAGAAAAAATGAGGGAGGGAATTTTAAATACAATTTTTAATGAGGACTGCTTAATTACTATGAGCCGAATTGAAAGCGGAACAGTAGATTTAATTTTGCAAGACCCACCATACGGAACAACTGGCAACGAATGGGATATTATACCCGATTTTGAAGTAATGTGGAAAGAATGGGAACGAATATTAAAACCTGATGGAATGGTAGTAATGACAGCAAGCCAACCATTTACAAGCAAACTGATTTTAAGCAATGAAAAGCTGTTTAAATATTGCTGGGTTTGGAATAAGAAACTTGCAGGAAATGGAATACTTGCAAAAAGGCAACCATTGAAAATACACGAAGATGTGGTAGTGTTCGGAAAAGGAACTTGCAGATATTATCCGATAAAGCGAAAAGGTGTTTACAGGGCAAAAGGTGGGATAACTGATAAGCATGGAACTTTTAATGGTGCAGGAAGTGAAATTACTTTTAATGATGAATACTACCCTGAAAGCATTATTGATTTTTCGGGTGCAGGAATGAGAAGCGATAGAATACACCCAACCGAAAAGCCGATTGATTTGATGCGTTATATGATACAAACATACACGCAGGAAGGCGAAATAGTGTTTGATGGATATATGGGAAGCGGAACGACTGCACACGCCTGTATAACCGAAAAACGGAACTACATAGGAAGCGAAATGAACGAACAATTTTATAAACTATTAAATGAACGACTTGAACGAGAATACTCTCAAACCAAATTGTTTTGAAAAAACAAAAGAAGCGTGGGGCATTTTTTCTTTTTTTTCTTCCACAAATGTTGAAACGAAGAACGTTTGCCCTATTGCCTATAACTACTATATGTATTAAAACTAATCAAACAACCAATAAAATCAATATATAAGCCTATGGAAATTCGAAAGTGGTCAGAAAAGTATTCGATTGATATTCAACTTTTATATCAATCTGAAGCGACACGTAAAAATTACAAAAGTCAAATTTGGTGTTTTTTAAATCACTTCAAAGATGAAGTGGAGCCTAAAGCAATTTCAAATGAGAAAATAAAACTTTGGCTATTGGAAGGTAAAACCGTAAATAGCATTAAGCACCGACTTTGTGCGCTAAATTCATTTTACAAGCATACTGTCGGAATGCCATCAAAGATTCAGAAAATACCATATCCAAAAGCAGACAAGAAATTGCCAATTGTATTATCTCAAGATGAAGTGCAAAGAATGTTTGATGTATGCGACAACCTTAAGCACAAAGTAATTCTCGCTTTGCTATATTCTTGCGGACTTAGAGTTTCAGAATTGATTAATCTGCAATGGTCCAACATTGACAGAAGTAGAATGATTGTAAATATCATTGCCGGAAAAGGAAAAAAGGATCGCCAGGTTATGCTTCCAGAAGTGATGATTCCATTACTCGAAAAGTATTGGAAATGTTACCAAACCAAAACTTATATTTTAAGCGGTCAATTTACCAATCAGTATTCCGCCACTTCTGTTGGTCAAGTAATGAAGCAACTCGCTACCAAGGCTGGAATCAATAAAAGGGTTTACACACATCTTATGCGGCATAATTGCTTCACGCACATGGTGGAAAAAGGTATCGACATAAATCTCATTCAGAAGCTCGCTGGCCACAACAATGTCAAAACTACGATGATGTACACGCATATTTCAGATTCATTGATTAGTAAAATCAATTCACCAATTAATCAGATACGACTATGAAAAACATCGATTTATTTACCGCAGACAAAGATATTTTTCAACGATTGATTTCTACGGGTAGAAATGGACTTTGGCAAGGCGACGATATAGATGAATACTTCATGTCTTGCAGATGGTGGATTGAAAAATACGAATGCACGGTTATCTTTATGAGAGAATCAGGTTATCATTCTGGTGGATGGTGGAAAAATCCTGACTATGAAAGATGCTGGCATTTGTCGGTTTCTTTTCCAGGCGGAAAGAATGAAAATAAGTTGAACAAAATTCTCGAAGGTCTTTTCGGAAGTAACAAAAAACTCCTTTGGGTTGAACCGCCGTATAGCAAAGAAGGTAAATCAAATGATGTTTGGCATTATCGACTGTTTTGTGATGAAAATTGGAAAGCAATTATTCCTAGAGGCGAAGTTTATAATACGTATTTTACTGAACAAGGTTGGAAATCGTTTTCAGAGGTAAGCGCTTTTAAGGTTAAAATATAGCACCCATCAAATACCACGACCAAAGCCATTCTTAGTGAGTGGCTTTTTTAAAAAATTCATTCTAGCTTCGCTTGTAACTCTTGCAATGTCATCAATTGGAGTTGCATTTGCATCTGACCAAATAATACTTGCACCAAACTTGTTTTCGTCTGGGTGACCGAAGTCAACGCGAATACCTGTACCTGGTGAATCATCATCAGTCATTAAAATAACTCCAGATGACACTGCTTGATGAAACATATATTCCAATCGCTCCCAAATACCAGCAATGGCTTTGTTTGAATCTTGGAACAGTTTACGAATTACCTCTGAATCTTGACCGCCTGTAGCAAGCAAAATATTAAGTTCATTCATTGTTGTTTCGTTCAAGTAAAGTTTCATTCCCAATTTTGGAATATCGCCATCGGCCTTACGTAAAGAATCTCTCTTTTTAAGAGGTAGGCTTGAATCCATTGCAACAATATCAGCTGTCACAACATTACCATTTACAGACAAAGAACCCCACTTCAAAGTTGGCGAGAATTCTTTTCTTAACATACTACGGTGAAAATAAGGAAGTGGATTTTTGTCTCCATTCAATTTTTCAACTACTTTTTGGGTGAAAGTCTTAAAGATTTTATCTACCCACTGAGGAAATAATGATTTTAACATCGTTTAAATTTTTTAGTCTTGGGTGAATAAAATTTTCGACAGTGCGGTTTTCGCTCCTGAAGGATAAGCTGGCAAATCATAATTGATTGCTGCTTGTTCGTTGACATCACCAGCAAGCATTACCGAAGCAAATGGCTTTTTAGCGAGAACTGTGGCGATAAGAATACCTTTGTAGGTATGCAATGAAGGTAGGGCATCGTATGCTCCAGAAGTAATGCCAAGAGGCTTTAACTTTCTAGTAGCAGTTTCTTCGATGATCACTCTACCAGCTTTTAACACTTCTTCTGTAACTCCTGTTACATCAAGTGTTTTACCAGCGGGAACGTCGTGGTCGACTTTCTTGATTACAACACTATCCATTGTAGTGTCATATTCTGTGATGGCATTGTTCAAATTTGCGGTTGTATCCGACATAATTTTACTTTTTTTTGGTTAGTACTTTTCTTTTTTCTTGATTGTCCTAATCCTACATTTGATCGACAATAGATTCAATCTCTTTGTCGTTGACTGTACTTGAAGGATTTCCAGCGCCAGCGGCGCCACCATAAACACCTTCATCTGCTTTACCCTGAACCATCTTTGAAAAAACCGTTTCCAAGCCTGTAATTTGCTCTTCAAAAGGAGTTTCCGAATCTAGTTCTACGTTTTTAAGCATGAATTTCTTTGTCTCGTCATCCAAACCTTTAAACACTTCCGATTTTTCAAGCAATGCTTGAGCCTCTTGGAGTTTGGTTTGTTTAACTGTTCCAGATTTGATGTTGTCGAGGTCAGATTTCAATGTGCCGATAGTCTTAGCCAAACCTTTCAAGAGTTTATCTGTCTTGGTGTCGGTTGGATCATCATCATCGTCATCATCATCGTCATCATTTTTTTTGCCTTTTGCTTTTGCTGCCGCTTCTTCAGCTTTCTTTTTGTCAGCTTCAAGAGTGCGAGTTTTATCGTCCTCTTTTGCTACTGCTTCAAAATCAATTACTTCATTGTAATCGTTAATGATTGCGTCGATTGCCGTGTCGTCTGCATCGTCTGCTGGCTTTGGTGCAAGTTTAGCCGCGTAAGCGTCTAGCCTTTTAGTTGATAAGTTAGCCTTAGGGAATAACGCCTTAAGTCTTGCCTTGATTTTTTCTACTGACACTGCCATAGGTATTTATAGTTTTAAAGTTGACACAAATATATTATTTTTATTTAGACTAATTAAAAATAATGTTTTATTAAATAAAAAAAACCACTCATTACAAGTGGCTTACCGGGATGGTAACTGTTAATTCATCGTGTCGGTGTTGTAATTATCTTTAAACAGCAAATCAGCAATAGGTTTGAGTTCTTTTGCGTGCTTTCGACCTAATTCTTTTGCTAGATTTTCAAGGTGCTCTAAAGCAAAGTGAATTTGCGAAAGCGGATACTTTTTCAGATTAGATCTAATTTCCTTCCAGCAATTTGAAAGAACGTCAATTTCATCAGTTGCGTCGGCATCGATAAGTATTTCGGAAATGGTTCTCATATTATTTGAATAGTGATGAAATGCCAACTACAAAAAACCAAATTAAAAACAAGATTGCAGTGCCTATCCAAATTGCACAACCCCATTCACCTAGATTTTTATCTCTAGCCTTTATTTTTGCTTGCGCTTCGTAATCGATTCTTTCTTTTTCTTGGGCAGTTAGTAATGAATCACTTTTTTTATTCGATGGTGCTGGTTCAGCATCTGTTGCCATACAACTGCCATTTCGATAATAAACAGCAAGCACTCCTTGTTTGTTTTTCTTAATTTCTTCGACTTCAAAAGTATATGGTTCGCATTCGTAGTCGACTATTAAATCGCCTACCTTAAAGTGTTTTGCTTTCATTGTTGCTTATTATTGAAATGTTATATGCTAAAGCAATGGAGTGACAACATCGGATTTGTTGAAACATAGACTTATAAAATAAGCGTGCCTTAATGCTTCTGATTTTTCAACAGTATCTTGTATTTCATTACCTGTAACTAAATATGGTATTCTGGCAATTTTATATTTTGCGCCTAATTCAGTTCCAATTATATTCCAAGCATTGTTGGTTTTTGAATGCACAACTTTTGTTTTAATTTTTGGATCTTCCATCAGTAAACTATTTTTTCAGTTGATTTAAAACGTATTATTTGAAAACCAACGAACCCAAAAAGGAAGGCAGTTTCTTAATTGTGATCTGTAGCTGTTGAATAAATTGTTGACATACCAAAAATCATCTTTATCCAAAAGCCGAATCAAATAAAATTCATATTGCGAAACCCACTCACCCAAAGTATTATCGACATATACTTCTTTGTGATAATTGATGAAGTGAATTATTGGAACGTTGGCATCGAAATAAACAACCATTGCAATTTGACTGTGATTGTTTTTTACTGCTTCATGGACCGTGTTATTATGGCATCTGAAATTAAACCTACATTCGCCAGCTACAGGAAAAATGCGATTGTGCTCACTGACAATTTTATTTAGAATGATTGCGTCGGCTTTGCGGTTTAAGAAATTCATGCTAAATCTACTTTTATATGTCCTCTAGCAATAGCCAAATTAATCCTATTAACAACAAAATCTCTTTGGTTTTTCGACAAAGGAGACTTCTTTTCTTGAATCAACCTGTACTGCTGAATCAAAATCTCATAACCAAGCATAACTTCTTTTGCTTTGGCTTTTCTTTCTTGATTTCGCTTTTTTCGGTCTGCGAAGTATTTTTTTATTGATGCTATCATTATACAGTTGTTGTTGGTTCAACCTTATTTTCTTCATCAATCAACTTCAATTCATCTTCAACATTGTCAACAACATCAAGCATTTTGATTGCTGATTTTCTGCTTAACATTTTTGAATCGACAGCAGTTGATAATGTGTCAACCGTTTCTTTTAAATCCGATGGTAATATTGAATTGAATTGAATATCGAAATACAGATTTTTACTTTTAACTGCCAATGATGTGTTGGTTGTTTGAGTGATTCCAGATTGAATGATATTGATGCAACGCTCAACAAAAGTTCTTGTTTCAGCTCGTTTGAGTTCGGCTTTGATTTCAATGTCCAGGAACATCAACTTAACCGTTTTTTCAGCAACGTTTCCGATTGACTTCAATTTTTCAAGTGAAAGATTTGGAACAGATGAACCGCTTGAAATCATTTCTTCAAGTTTGTCGAGTTCTAGTTTGTTTGCATCTGGCGCGGTTGTAGATTCTAAGAATCGAACACTTCCTTTTATTTCTTTACCATCGTCATCAAACTCAATTGGAATATTGAAATGCTTTCCGCTTTCTTCTTTAGTTGGAAGATTCTTAACTATTCCTTCAGTAACTAAGATTGGATGGCCAGAGTAGTCATTTGCATCACCGAGTTTTGACATTGCAAGCTCATATCTATCAATTGCAGTTTTAACCGTGTACCATTCAGGTTCCAACTGTGTATCATAAGCAACAGGAATTCTATCAAAACCATGCGGCAACTTCGTTCCTTTTAATTTTCCTGTGGAGTTGTCTAACTGATAAACGAAATCTTTATCCCAAATTTGAACATTTGCAACAGTTTTTCCATTGATCGTAGTTTCATATTCCCAAAGGAAAGCAAGCATATCGCCAGACGCATCAAAGTAAGGTGTCATGGTTCCTTTTGTGTTATCCAATACTTTGGCTTTTATTTCCTTTTTTTGTGCTGCAAAACCAAAAAAAGCAATAACCTTGTTGATTAATGAATTTGGAGAAGTGTTATTGATGTAAAATTGAATTGCACATTGCGTTTCAGATAACTTCAAAACAGTCGCTTCGAGTAACTTTGAATCAATACGGTTCACGCGCCAAACTTGTTTAAGCAACTTTGAAAGGTCGTTTTCTTCAGATGGCAACAAAATGATTGGTTTTCCGATTACAAAAGCAGCAACAGTGGTTACAATCTTTTGAGCATAGTTGCTGTAGATTTTTACCATGTTTGAAAGTTTTCCACCTTCAATGGATTTACTTAATTGCACTTTTTCGATTTGTCCTTCTCGTTGATTTCTTTCAAAATCTCGGTATTCTTTGATATACGATTGAATTTTTGAAGGCTCCTTTTGTTGCTTTTTTAATTCAACAATCGCTTTTTCTGGATCAGTCTTTAGTAAATTTAAAATTTCTTCCATGATGTAGGTTTATTAGTAATTTAATGATTTGCTTTCTTCTTCGGTCATGCCGTATGATTTGCGTTTCTTTTTCTTCAAACAGTTATTTACTCCAATTACAAGGCAGTCAATCAAACCATCTTGAGTAGTATTTGGAAATGTTCTTATCTGGTCTAAAAAAGCATCATTCCAACTTCCTCGAATAATTTTCACTTGCTTTGTTTCACAAATAGGTGAGATATCTTGCGCCCTAGATACTTTATCT